ATTAAACATAGCTCTATATAAATTAAATACTTTAAGTTATGGGAGACCATGAAGAAAAGGTAGAAGAAAAGACTACTATTCCAGAAGTCTCAGAAAATCCTGTAAAGGGTAAGTCTGAGAAGGAAGCAGAGCCTAAGTCCGAGCCTAAGTCCGAGGAATCAATTAGTGAATTAGAAAAGCTAAGAAGAGACTTACTCGCACAGGCTGATGCTCAATCTAAATTGCAGAAGAAGCTCAACGAGAGTGATAAGGTAATCGAGGCTTTTAAGTCTGCTTTTGTTAGTGAAGAAAATGCAGAGACAGATGTAGTAACTGCAGAAACTGTAAAAAATCAGCTTGACTCACTGAAGCAAGAGATTGCTAAACGAGACGCAGAAATCACTAAGAATAATTTAATAGATGGATTAGACGAACCAGAACCGATTAAGAAGTATCTTAAAAAATACATACCAGCAAGTACACAAGACTTGGAAAAAGAAATTGAAGAAGGTGTTAAAACTGCTAAGGAATTAGTAGAAGGGTTAATACCCAAAACAACAGACTCAAGACCCAAAGGAGTGGGAGCTGGAAGTAGTGATACTACTAATATGGATTATGTTCTAAACCATCCTGAATTGTTCAAGAAATAGCTAAAGTTTAGAGATTTTAACTTTTATTTTTACGAAAATGGCTGGAAATATATTCAGAGATGGTAGCTCAGGTGCAGGAGACATGACCTACGCTATCAATCCTTTTGCAATGGCTAAAGGACTTGAGAGATTAAACTACAATCTAGTAGCAACAAGTTTGATAACAAACTACTCTCAGGAAGCAAGAAATCAGGGAACAAGGATGAGTGCAGCAGTAAGAGTACCTATAAGAGGTGCTTTATCAGCAGCAACTAAGACTCCTGGAAGTGCAATCACCTATCAACAGGCTGCAACTACAAAAGCAGACATCACAATCAATGTACATGAAACTGTAGACTTCTTAGTTGAGGACTATGGTGGATTGTTTGACCCTTCAACAATAGAGGGTTATATGGTAGACGCAGGTTCAACACTTGCTGAAGCTATAGAAAATGATGTAATTGCTTTATACGCAAGTGCAGGAGCAACCAAAGGAACTGCAACAGCAGGAATCACAATGGATTTGCTAGGTACACTTCAAAAGGATGCTATGGAAGCAAAGTGGAGAGGAAACGAGCCTTCATACTTAATAGTCGGTCCAGAGGGATACTATGACTTATGGAATCTTGCTCAATTAACTCAATACAACCTTGAGGGAGGAGACCAATCTACATTTAGAAACGGATACATAGGACAATTAGGTGGATTTGAAACATTCAAGTCTAACTTAATCCCAGCAGTAGCAGGTTCACCAACTGGTGAGCATTGTATGGCTTTCCAAAGGGAATCTATGGGAATCGCATTTGTAGACATGAGTACAAACGGACTACCAGCAGGATACGGTGCTGGAGTTTCTATACAACCAATGAACAAAGAGGATGATAACGGAAACCTTGTTTACTCTATGAGAAGTATTGTAGGATACTCTCAGACCAATAGAGGTATGAGTGTTTCAGTAGACTCCATTTGGGGAGTTGGTGTAGTAAGAAGTGCTTTACTATTTGATGTATTAGTCTAATAGTTATACACGAGGGGGAGGAGGTAACTCCTCTCTCTAAGTATGGTTATTAAAGACTTGAGAAGTGAATACATTTGGGTTACACCAGACCCAGATAGAGTAAAGCGTTTTATTGCTATCTGTGAGGCTGGTAGAGCCAGAGAGTGCTATCTAGGGGAAAGATGGTATGTACACAAGTCTCAACTAAACTTCCTAAGAAATATTGGATTCATCCAGACTGATGGTATGGTTAAAGTATTTGATACTTGGAAAGAAGCCGAACAAGCTCCTGACGCATATAAGATAACTGTAAGACAATAATGAGAATATTCTTTGACGCAACCGAATCGAAAAATGGTGGCTTCAGTATCTTGTCAGCAGGTATAAAAAAAGCACTCTTAGCAGCAGGACATGAATTAGTAGACGACAGACCTGAGGTATGTTTGACTTACGGTATCCCAGACAAAGCAGAAGAAGCACGAAAGAAGTTTCCTAAAGTACCTTTAATATACTACACAGTATGGGAGTCTAGCAGGTATCCAGAAGTGTATGTAAAGTCTGTTAAAAAGTCCAAGCCTGACTTGGTATTAACAGCAACAGAGTTTACTAAGTGGGTACTTAAAAGAGATGGTATAGATTCTAAGGTATGGTTACATGGTATTGACGACAGATGGGAGTACAAGCCTAGAAGAGATGATGGGGTGTATACATTCCTACACTACAATGCTTATGAATGGAGAAAGGGATGGGAGATAGTGCTAGGAGCTTTTTTAGAAGAGTTTGGAGAGGATGAACCAGTTAAGTTAATACTCAAAGCAAGGGAAAGAGATAATGCTGATTACTTACTACCAGTTGGAATGGATAAAAACTCTCCCTTACCTATTAGGAATGTAGAAGAGATACTAGGACATATTTCAGACGAAGCTATGGTAGACATGATGGAAAGAGCTGACTGTGGGGTGTTTCCAGTAAGAGGGGAGGGATTTTTCATGCCAAGTTTTGAGTGTGTAGCACAGGGAGTACCAGTTATCATGCCAAATATTATGGGTATGGCTCAGCAATGGGGGAGTGGGTACTTTGATTGTGGTATTGACGGATATATATGTGCTTCTCCTAGATATCCTGGGTACATGATAATGCCAAGTTTAGAGGGGGTTAAGAAACAAATGAGATACTGCTTTGAGCATGAAAAAGAAGTAAGGGAGTTAGCCAAGAAAGGAAGTAAGGAAGTGTTTAAGAAGTATAATTGGAGAAAGATAATTAAAGATTTAGAGGGGTATATAAATTTAGTAGTCAAATAATATGTTTATGATAAATCAAGAAGGTAGAACAGTGGATCTACCAGCAAGACTAGAAAAGGAAGGGTTCGCACAGGCTAGGGAAGTGCTTTCTATTTCTAGTGAGTTAATGAATGGGGAAACAACAGGTATTCTTATGAATGATATGGATACCCTAAGACTCAAACAGGAGATTTTAAGAAAGTTTCCTAATGTAATTACAGACGAAGAGTATTTGAAAGAGCATCCAGTAAAACTGCCTGAAGTAAAAGAAGAATCCACAAACGAGCTAGTAAACGAGCTAATGACTAAAGCAGAAATTGTAAAAGTAGCCAAAGAAAATGGTATAATTATAGATAGTAAGAAACAAAAAGAAGTAAAAGCTAATTTAATTAGTTATGTTAATGGTAATTATAAAAGGTAAAGAACAGAAAGCATACTTAGTACAGGACACTAAAACAGGTGCTATTGCTATTGCTCATGAAGAGTATGCTAAGAAACTGCAAAAGCAAGGAGTAAAAAAGATAATAGCAGTAGAAGGTACTGAGGCTTTCCAGAAAGGAAAGATACAAAAGGTTAAAAAATAAATTGATAAGTAAAAACAATGGCTGCTGATATATACACAATGTTTAGAAGGTTTATAGGGGATTATACTCCTGATTACACTTTACCTGACTTGGAGAGCTTAGAGTTTTTAGACTTGGGAATAGATAAATGCTCAGAAGTGCTTAACAACATTATTGTTGAGGATATAGAAATCACTGCTGAAGATATCGTACTAGGATATAAAGCTCTAAGTTACGATATTGTTACGATTATTGATACAGAGTTGGGAATAGAGGGAGAGCATATATACTGGGAAACAAATGGGGATAATAAAATAATCTTTTTGGACACAGATTTCATTGTAGCAGGTACTTATGAGTTTAGATACAGGGCTAGATACACTAATTTTGATGGTGTAGTTAAGAGTAACGGAGATCTGAATCATCCAACGAATGCTAATTTGGGTATAGTGTTCTGGGCTTTGGCAGAGTATCAGGTAACTAAGGGGTTAATTAATGCTGATAACAGTGCTAATTTGGTAGTAAGTAAGAGTGAAGAAGGTATGAGTGTAAGTTATGGAACAGGAACAGCACTGAGACTAAGTAGTCCTACTGAATTGAAACTAAGAGCAATGGAGATATTTAATGGGGTTAGTAACAAGAGTAATATAAGTTTTAGTGTAACAGTATGAGCTTGTACGCAGAAAAGGAACAATTAGCTAGTGTGTATCACATGACTGATACAGACAGTACAAAGACTTCTGTATACCCTAGCACAGCTTCTTTTACAATTCAGATGTTTATTATTAGAAGAAATGAGGATACAGTAGCTTTACTAGGACAGGAGATAGGAGAGTTTGTTTCTAATGTGAATGGAAATTATACCAATGCGAGTAGTTTAGAAAAGGGAGATAAGATTGTATGGGACAGTGGTACTTACATAGTAGTAAATACTCCTAAATACAATGAGTTGTTTAATGTATATCATTTAGTATTGAAAAGACAGATATGAGCTTTACAATGAAAATTAACATGAAGGAAGTAGAGGACTGGGTTAAAAATCAGGCACATAGGGATATGGCTAGGAAACAGGCTATGACAGTCATGAAAAACGAACTTATGAATGAAGTGAAAAAGGAATTGTCTGAGCATAGAAGTTCTGGGGAATTAGAGGGAAGTTTAAGTGGTATAGCTACTGACAAGAAGTTAGAAATATGGAGTAATATGTACGGAGACATAGTTTTAGAGTATGGTAGGAGACCTGGTAAGATGCCTCCAGTGGAACAATTAGAGAGGTGGGCTATGTTACATGGTATGGATAGGGGTGCAGGGTACATGATAGCCAGAAAGATAGCTCAAAGGGGTACAGAAAAATACCGAAAGGGTGGACCAAAGCAAATTAGTGAAATAGAAGAGAGATTTAATAGAGATATTATGCCAAGTAGAATGGAATATTTACTTAATGAATATACAAAATGACAATATCTACAGTAATAAACACATTAAAGAGTACGATAGCAGCATATACCTGGACTAGCACAGATGGAAAGGGTACAACTTCTTTTAAGGGGGTGTACACATACCCTAATTGGCTTCAGGATGATGGGTATCCATTTGTAGTTATACTAGACAATTCAGGAGAGGGTGTTAGCTTAGACAACAGGAACATTCAGTTTGATACTAATATTGATATAAGTGTGTGTGTGAATTATGGAATTATAGACAAGCAGACAGAGGAAGAAAAGGTAGAAGAGGCTATGCTCAGGCTCAGGGAGGCTTGGGATAACCTTAAGATTAATCTGTTTGACTTTACATTAATGACGACTCTTGGAATAGATTGGACTCTTAATCCTAATTATGTAGACGATTATGATGACGAGTTGAATCTTTACAAGAGAACAATTACTTTAGTTATTAGGGAGCATATAAGTCGTGGATAAGAAAACAAAGTCTGTGGAGACTATAAAACCCAAAGAAGTCGTTAAAGCCTTTGTACCTAGTGTAGGTAAGGTTCTAACAGAAGAAGAAATAATTAAATTAAATAGTTCAAAATAATGGCTAACGAACATGTCGGAGCAAGACAAGAAATTGCTTTCAAAGTGGAAGCCCAGAGAGGTACGAAGGTAGACCCAGCAACCTCTGAATGGTATCCACACACAGGACAGGGCTTTTTACCAGTAGTAGAATTGGTTACAGACAATTCTGGTATGGGTAGAATAGAGGGAGTCCTAACTGAGGATATTGCTAAAGAGTATTCTCAGGGTACAGTTACAATGAGACTTTACGACTCATTCCTAACACCTCTAAACAGAATGATATTTGGTGCAGTTGGTGTTGGTACTCCAACAGTTTACACAGTTGATAACACCAATACTCATAATTCATTTACAATAGCAACAGCAGATCCAGTAGAGGGGGATAACACCTATGCAATGGGAATGCTCAATACATGTACAATCACATGTAATACAGACGACTATGTAAATCTTTCTATGGAGTTTATAGCTAAGAAAGAAACAGCAGGAGCATTAACACCAAGTTATAGTGCAACAGCTAAGATGTTTACACCTGATAATGTAACATTTGGGTATGCTGCTAACTACGCTGGACTTTCAAGTGCTACTGCAATGGTAGTTAAAAACTTCCAGTTGAATATTGAAAAGAATGTAGTTACTAATTTCTCACTAGGTTCAACCGAGCCTACAAATATAGAGAATGGTAGATTAAGTATTACTGGAGATATAACTCTTAAATACAACTCAACTACATACCATGACTTTGCACTTTCAGATACAGCCAAAGCATTCAAGCTAACTCTTAACAATGGTGCATTCACATGGACACTAGCATTTCCTAGTGTAGTATTTAAGGGATGGAATAGAACAACTGACTTAGATGGTATTGTAGAAGAGACATTTGGGTTTACTGCTAACTATGCAGACAAGACCAATGGGTTAGTAATAGGTACAGTAACAGCAGCATAATTTTATTAATTAATAAAAATGGAGATTAAAGGTAGAGAATGTGAGGAAGTAAAGATAGGGGAGCACACTTACTACTTTATTACCGATTACAAAGGTGGGGATACCCTCCGGTTGGAGGCTATTATATATAATCAGGGGAAGAAGGAAGGTGGAGATATAAAAGAGGAATTAAGGGTTACGGAAGAAAGAAAAGAGGAAATCTTTAAGATATTTTGTAGAAAAATACTAAACAAGAGTAGTGAAGAGGTAGAAGTAGATATTGAACATCTAAGAAATCTTAGTAGTAAGGAATATACCGAGATAGACAATCTTCTTGCTAGGCACATAATAGCTCTCTCTGGTGGAGAAAAAAAAACAATAGAAAAATAGAGAGTTGTATATATGACCATATTGTATATGGGAAAGGAGAAGCTCCATATATATTAAAACTAATAAGAGTGAGTGAGATATATGGTGTTAGTATAAGAGAACTGATGCTAGAGGATAAAGATAACATTGATTTAATGATATTTGTTAAAGAGTGCGACATAAAGAGAATAG